AAGATTCAGTGGGGAAGATAAGAGCAAGGTTAGGTTGAGGTGGACTGTGTATGACAATAAGGAGAATCTTACTACTGACTTCATAGAGGAACTAGAAAGGAACCTTAGGGGGTTTGAGAAGGATAGGTTGATATATGGGAAATGGGTCGGCTCTGGAGACTATGTCTATAAGAATATCAATGAAAAGATCATCATGGATAGTTATGATATTAGGGATTATGACTATTTGGTTGGTGGTGTTGATTGGGGATATATATCTGGATTTAGCTTGTGGGGCATTTCTGGTAGGAGGGCTGAATGCATTGGAGAAGTGGAGAGTAAAGGCAAGATAACTAGTGAGTTTGTTGAGGAGATAGAGGATAAGATTGGAGAGTTAGGTTTGGATAAGAGTAGCATTATTGTGTATGCTGATCATGAGCCTGACAGGATAGAGGAGATGAGCAGGAAAGGATTCAAGGTGAGGAAGGCCTACAAGAATGTGGCTGCGGGAGATTCTACGGTGAATTGGTTTGATATTGGAATTATGAGGAATTGTTCTAATACCTATAGGAGCATGTTGTATCTGCAGAATAAGAAAGATAGCAATGGGAATATTATGGAAGGAAAACATATAGAAGTTGACGACCATCTTGCGGATAGTGCTAGGTATGCTTTGCATAGCGCCAAGATGGAGTTGATAGACAGGAGAAAGGCCGTTAAATATAAAAGTAGCGGTGGCAGTAGGCTGTTTAGGCAAGATAGAAAGAGGTTGTTTGGGAGTGTTAGTAGAATATATTTACCTGGCTAAGTTGAGATCAAGGCCTAAGGTGGTGGCTGCCAAGAGAATTGAGGTTGGTGGCGGAGCTTGCGATGTTTGCCAGATGATACATGGCCTTGTTGTGGACATCAATGATCCCAGGATTAGCGAGTATGATTTGGTTCACCATGGATGTCTGGGGTATTGGTATTATTTGACGGACAGAATGAGACCGGAGTTGAGGCAACCGAATTGGGTTGATCCGCCTGACTATCTGGTAAGGCCTGAAGTTGTTGAGCCTGTAGTCAATAGGGTAGGCGATAAGTTGGAGAGTGTGAAGAAGAAATGGTATGTGTGGGTAAGGGAAATGGAGGATATTAATGAGGAGGACGCCAAGAGACTGAGAGTGGCGATGAGAGGCAAAGGCCTCAAGGTTTTCAAGGATAGGAAGGAGGCTGAAAGGGTTAGGATTGCTAAGGGGAAGCTTGGGAAGGATCTGTTGGGTGCTCATTTGCCAGGGACGGATGTGATTGTTATGAGAAAGGGCTATCCGTATGAGAGGAAGGTCATATATCATGAGATTGCCCATTATATATTCCAGGAGATGGATTATGACAGGAGAATAGAGGTGTTCAATCTGTTTTTGAAAAAGAAAAAGGAGAATATGGAATACATAAGGAGATATATTAGCAAGCCTTGGATTAGGGCTAAGGATCCTGCTATGGCAAAGAGGATTGACCGCGCTTTGGAGATCTTCGATAAGGGTGATTACCTTATGATGATAGAGCACCATCATGTTTTTTTGGAAATCCCTGATTTGAAGATTGTGCATCCCTATTGTCTTGTTGATGAGAAGGAATACTTTGCGATGAACTTGGAGACGTATATGACTAAGCCTAGACTGCTGAAGGTCAAGGATTTGGAGATGTATAGATTTTTAAGGAGGTTTGAGGTTGAAAGGTAAAATTATTAAGGGTGGAGTGGTCATAGGAGAGTTTGAGATAGGGGATAAGTTGAAGGTCAAGACCAAGAGCAGGGAACTTGAGGAATATGTCAATTGGCTTAATGAGGGAAATTATAGGGCTTTGGAGCATGATCATGTTGAGGGCAAACTGGTCGGAAGTTTTATGGAAAATGTCAAGATCAGCGATAGGAAATTGACTCATTTTGAGAATGCAATGATTGGAAAGGGCTATACTGTTGAGTATGATATTAAGTTGGATTGAGAGGATAGTTAGGCATTTCAAATTGAAGTATGGGATAATAAGCATTCATGTTCAGAATGGAAAAATTGTCTATATAGAAAAAAAAGAGACTTATACTGTTGACAAATTATAAATATTATGACATAATATAAGTAGGGCAAAGCTGATCGGAAAAACCGAAGGCTATTCTCTAAGATTGTTTTGGGAAGCATTTGATTTACCGGGAAAGCCGGGGTCATTTGCTGCATCTGAAACAGTTTTAGCGAATAGCCTTTTTTTGTTATGCCATATAGGACTATTGAGGATTTGCCAGACAGTTTTAAGGTATTGCCTGTAAGCGGACAGGAACTTGCGCTTAAGGTTCTGAATGACCTCTTGGACAGAGGTGTAGAGGAGGGTTCTGCTTTTGCACAGACATGGGCTGTGATCAAGAGGTTCTACAAAAAAATTGGAGGTAAATGGGTAAAAATGGAGAGGGTTGAACTTATCTATAGGGGAGATGATTTTGTTGAGAATGATAAAAGTGGAGGAAAATTTCTGAAAAAGCTCATAGAGGTTGGAAAGTGGGTAGATCCTAAGAATATCAATAAGACCATAGAGGTTACCAAAGAGAGGATGAAGAAATGGGTTGATAATTTTAAGAAGAACTTGGTCAAGGTATTCATTCCTTTGAGGCACACTGTCGACCCGGACAAGAACACCGGGTGGCTGGAGGATTTGATGATCAAAGGGGATTGCCTCTATGGGATTCTTGACATAAGAGACGAGGAGATAGCCGAAAAGATTAGAAAAGGACTTATTCAGGATGTCAGCCTTGGGATTGATAAGAACTATGTCGACAATAAGGGACAGAAGTGGGGCGAAGTCATAGAGCATGTGGCTTTGACATTGGTTCCCCATATAAGGGAGCAGGGCCGGGGCGCTGAGGGCCAGTTCAAAGAGCTTGAGTGCTATGAGAAGCTTGAGACTGCTCCTATTGATATGCCCTGGAATTTAACCACTGCTGAGATTAATGATTTGCCGGATGAAGCTTTTGCTTGGATTCATCCTGATTATCCTGAGGTTAGCAAGAATAAGGCTTTGAGGAAACTGCCCCATCATTTGAAGGATGGCAGGGTAGTTTGGAGAGGTGTTGTTGCCGCTATGGCGGCTTTGCTGGGTGCTAGAGGTGGCGTTGACATTCCTAATGAGGACAAGAAGAAAGTTTATAATCATCTTGTGGGCCATTATAAGGAATTTGATAAGGAGCCACCTGAATTTCATTTTGAGAATGGAGGTAGTGAGGTGAAAGAGTTGGAATTAGTGAGAAGAGAGAAGGAAGAGATCGAGAGAAGACTTAAGGAGTTAGAGAAAGTTAATGAAGAGTTGGGCAAGAAGAATATGGAATTGGAGGAAGAGAAAAAGAAGCTAGAGAAAGGCGGCAAGAGAGATGAGTTTGAGAAGGAGTATTTGGAGCTTAAGAAGAAGGTTGAGGAGCTTGAGTCTTATAAGGAGAGCAAGGAAATTGAGGCTATAGAGAACAGGATCAATTATATGGTGGAGGAGACTAGACAGGTTTCCCCTGCTATCAAGGAGAGGTTAAGAAATGTTGTTTTGAAGGTGAAAGGCAATAGCATAGAGTTGGAAGGTGGAGTTGAGAAGGATATTGGTGAGGAGATCCTTGACATTTTTGGCGAGTTGCCAGCAATTGTTCCGGTTGGTGAGAAGACAAAAAGTAAGCTTGAGAAGCCTGGCAGTATGGAGCCTGCTGAGAATGTGGTTAAGAGGATAATGGAAACTTTCAGAAAGGGAAGGAGGACTGAGTAATGGCTATACCTGTTTCTACTGTTGATACATTGTCTTATAAGGAGATACTGGCTAGTGATGTTTTCATTAAGTTGGGCGTTACTGTTTCTGCTGGGCAGGGGAAAATTGAGGTTGGAACTGTTTTGGGAAAGATAACTGCCAGCGGAAAGTATGGCAAATATGACAATACGGCTACCGATGGAAGAGAGGTTGCTAAATGTATTGCTGCTGAGAGCTGTGATACTACTGATTCTGATAAGGCTATAGCAGCATATTTTATGGGCGCTTTCAATGAGGATAAGCTGGTTGGATTAGACGATGCAGCTAAGGCTGATATGACGGCTTGCGTATTCATATGATAGGAGGTTAGAAATGGACATTTTTAGAACAGAGGTAATGGTAGGACTTGTTGAAAAGTTTCCAAGACCTGAGCTGTTGGGTCTAAAGATAGCTAAACCTGAGATGATACCTGGACAGGTTGCGAAGTGGGATGTTATGAAGCGTGGCCGTGATATGGCTGAGTTCAATGTTCCTGGAGCTGAGGCGAATATAGTCTCGCTTATGGGACGTGAGAGGAAGACTCAGACGATGGCTTATATCCGGGAGAAGAAGACTCTTGACGCGTTGACTATGTATTGGCTTAGAAGGCCTGGCGAGGAGAGCAAGCAGTATGCTGAGAGGGCTGTGCTCGATGAGTTGGACGATTTGGACAAGAGGGTCTCAAACCGAATCGAGTGGATGGTTTGGCAGATGATGACTGGAACTATGACTTATAATGGGAATAATGTCCAGTTTACTGTCGATTATGGATTGGCTTCTACACATAAGCCTGTGTTGGCTAATAGCGCAAAGTGGAATTTGGTGAATGATGCTGACCCTATAAATGATCTTAGAAGATGGAAATCCCTTATAGAGGAAGATAGTGGAGTTTCTCCTGATACTGTTTATTTGACTTCAAAGCAGATGGGCAATTTGGTTGCCAATTCTAAGGTTAGGGATTTGTTGAAAGCCACTTTTGGTGGGACTGGTGGCGTTGTCAGCAGAATAAAAGAGTTGATAATGCTTGACCTTAACCTTGAGTTAGTGGAATATAATGCCGGTTATGTGCCTGAGGGTGGATCCTTCACCAGGTTCATAGATGAGGACCATATTATTATGACTGCTGGGGATGATTTTTGCAATCTTCAGTATGGAGCTTCCCTTGACCATAAGGCTAAGGGAAAACCTGGGAAGTTCAGCAAGTCTTGGGAAGAGGAAGATCCATCTGCAAGGGTTATTCTTATAGAGGTTTATTGCTTGCCTGTATTGAAGAAGGTCGAGAATATCGTTTACGCTAAAGTTCAGTGAGAATAAAGATAGGTTGGGATTGGAAGCAGTATAATGAGATAGATGCTTATTTGAGACAGACTAGGACGAATTGCAAGGACATTAGCGCCGCTTGGGGACATGTCAGGTTCATAGTAGCTAGGGCGATAGAGAGGAATTTTGAATTGGAAGGGAGACCTTTCCAGTGGAGAGCTTTGAATCCCTCCTACCGTGCTAAAAAGGTAAGGGAAGGATACCCGGACAGGATACTGGTCAGAAGCGGCGATATGATGAGAGCTGTTACAGTTGTAGGAAGCAAGGGCAATGTGCATAGGCAGGGCAGGATGACTTTTGAGTGGGGTGTTGATTTGTCGGTTATCCCTTATGCCAGGATACATGATTTGGGCGGCGTTACTGGAAAGGGAGGCCGGACCAGGATTCCCCAGAGAGAGTATCTTAGGCTTATGGAGGAGGACGTTACTGAGATAATGACTGCGATCCATAATGTTGTGATGGGTTATCCTGCCGAGAAGAAGATGGCCGCCGAGTGGAGATATGTATAACGAGTATATAGCGGCAGTTAAAAGTATATTGGATAGCAATAAAGAAAAGTGGGGAATGAAGCAGCCATGGGCTGATTTTGACGATCCTTTGGTTCCGAGTTTGCCTGCTGGTAGCATTCTTTTTGTTGGAGACGATAGGGAATGGGTCAGCTTTCCGAGAGTTCTTGAGCATAGGTTGACATGCCAGATATGTTACTATTACGAGCAGGTCGAACAGCAGGTTAATGAGAGGAAGCTGAGGGAAAATGTCGAGAGCATAGCGAAGTTGCTGACTGAATACTTCGTTTTGGATAATCCTGACTTGGGTGGAGAGATTGTTGGAAGTGGCTTGAATGTTAGGTTGAGAGAGATGGGGGTCGCTGGGAACTTCGTATTGACTGGCATCATAAACCATTATTGCTTGGTTAGGGAGACTATAGTTTTCAGGGATATATGATATGTATTATTGCGAGTTGGATGATGTCAAGAGGCTTTTGAGAAGTGCCTATAAGAAGGTCATCATTGCTGATAGCATGGTCAATGGCGTTGAGCCGCACCTTAGTACGGCCGAAGCCAGAAAATACATATGGGACGAGAGCCGCAAATTGGATGGAGAGATTGGCAGATATTGGAAGGTGCCTTTGGTCAAGGTTAGGGTTAATGACTATGAGATTTATCCTATGCCAGTCGAAAATATTGTACAGTATAGGACGGCTTATGAGATATATGTTTGCATATTTACGGCGAATAGTCCTAATGAGATGCCTGCCTCTATTAGATATTGGAAGGAGGAGGCTGATAGGTTGGTCGGGATGATTATTGATGGAAGTATTATATTGGAAGGCCAAAAGAGGACGGTTAGCAGTTTGCCCCGGAAGAGCATTATTGGGGAGCTTTTCAAGTAT